AGGATTCTATAAAAAATAAAAAGAATTTGAAAGAAACAATAAATAAATGGTTTAATAAAATCCATAAAAGGGATTTCTTTTTAGGAGAACTAGAAGGGTGTGGTTTTTTGGCACCTGTTTATGATACTAGCAGTTTTTCTCTTTTAGAAGAAGTAAATGATCTTGTTTTTGATTTTCCGGAAGATAAAGAGGATTCGAAAGAGTTTAAGGAATTGATAGATGGGCTATTAAAAAAGTACTCAATAAAACAATTGGCTAATATGTCCCAAAAAGGAAACGAACAAGCCTTAGGAAATCTTTTAGCTGAAACATATTGTTGTTTGACTCAGGCCCATTCTTGGAATGAGGCTATGACACATGCAATTAATTTTGGCGGAAAGACAAATTGCAGATGTTCTATGGTAAGTCAATTGGCCTGTATAATTTGGGGAATTCCTCATAAATATTCTGATTCTTTGAAAGAAAAATTGGAAAAATTGGGAGCAGGTGACCTATATTAAAAAAGTAATTTTTCAATTACCACTAAATAGAAATATATAAAAAATAAGGAAAGGAGTAGATTATGAATTTCAATTTTAAGAAAACAAATAAAATTGTAACACAGAATCAGACATCTATCCTTCTTTATGGATATTCATATTCACTCTCAGGTTTATGGGGGTTGGAAGTATGATTCCTTTATATTACAATTGAGAGAGTAATATAAGGGAACCTATAAAAAGGTTCCTTTTTTTATTGCTCAATTCCAGTAGATGGTGGAATTAGGTATACACAACTGCCTCAAAAGCAGTCGCCGTGAGGATTGAGGGTTCGATTCCCTCTCTACTGATATTGTATGCATCATTAGTGTTAGCGGTTAGCACGTCAGTCCTCCAAACTGAAAGCAGGGATTCGAATTCCCTATGGTGCTTAGAGGTGTTGAGTAAGGGTAATTCCTCTCGGGATAGCCTCTTAAAAGGGTTTCGTTTAGAAGATTGCTGCACCTTAAGCAGGCCGAAACGAATAGAAACTGAATCTAAAGATTCTAATGTAGGAGTAAGCACAAGAATCTTAATATGCCACCGTAGCCCAACTGGCAGAGGCACTAGACTTAGGATCTAGTCAGTGAGAGTTCGAATCTCTCTGGTGGTAAAAACATTTTGGGTTAGTCGAGCAATTGGTTGCTCAGCGGACTGTAAATCCGTGGCCTATGGCATTGGGGGTTCGAATCCCTCCTAGCCCACTATCGCATAAGTTGTTCCTATTGAGGACATGAGATTAAACTCTGCTGCACGTGAGTGCTTATAGGTTCAAGTCCTATCAATCCCAATTTACGGGATTGTGGTGAAATGGTAAACACGGCAGATCCATTTACAACTCGCGATAATTTTCAGTGGTATGGGGGAGTGGTCGAACCCAACGGTCTCCAAAACCGTAGCTGTACAGCCATCGTATGTTCGAATCGTACTGCCACTGCTAAATGGAAACTTGCATAGAGTGGCTATTAGGGTTGCCTGGAAAGCAATTGGTACCGTAAGGGCCGGATGGGTTCGATTCCCATAGTTTCCGTAAACTAATGGAAGTGAGGGAGGTTGGCGCTCTGAACTGTCTTGAAAACAGTCGCCCCTAAAAAGGTCGCAGGTTCGATTCCTGTCGCTTCCGCTATATTAAAAAAGTTAAGGTAAACCTCGACCTAGCTAATTATTACCTAACAAGTAGTTGGCGTTAAGAACTGAGGAACTTACAGAAACTGGATTAGGTTCCAAGTTCTCGAAAGGGTATCTGCCCCTCCCAAAGATATCCGAGTAGCTTTACGAGTGAATATAAGGGGTAGCTCTAAGTGGGTTAGGCCACTCCCTGTTTTATGTTGCAGTATCTCAGTTGGTAGAGAGCTTGCTTGCCAAGCAAGAGGTCACGGGTTCGAACCCCGCCTGCAGCTTTTGAGTTTCCTGTTAAGGTGCTCTTTTGAACTAACTATATTAAAAATGTAGGAGTTCAATATGGCATATGACTCTCAGGAAGAAGAATTCGATCTGTACGGAGTTTTGTGTGATGACACAAACGATCCTAGTTATGATGCAGGGCCTTTTAGGGAAGATCCTGTAATGGAATTTGATCCAGAAGAGGAATTGCTAAATGAATGATGCATCATTGATGTAGTGGTAGCATACGACCTTCCCAAGGTTGGTGTGTGAGTTCGATTCTCATATGGTGCTTCGATATTGCATAAGTTGTTCCTATTTTAAGGAATTAATTTCGAGGGTGGCCTAAGTAGGTTAAGGTGCCTCACGTGAAGTGGGGAGATGAAGGTTCGAATCCTTTCCCGCGAGCCAGTTATACAACTCGCAATATTTTTACTCCTCCGTGGTGAAATTGGTATCACGTAAGATTCTGGTTCTTAAGTACTGGGTCCGAATCCTAGCGGAGGAAGATATCTTTTGGCCCTATAGCACAACTGAATAGTGCGTTTGACTACGGATCAAAAGGTTGGGGGTTTGAATCCCTCTAGGGTCATAAAATTGAAAGATTTTTTGAAACATTTGAGTTTCAATTACCTATATTAAAAACATCAGTTAGATAAAAAGGAATTTTTTAATTTCCACTAATTGATAATATAAAGACTTTTAATTAAGGAGTATGTATATGTTTAAGACATTTGCTAAGACAACAGTTACATTTAATACAAAACATAGCAATAATACTATGCATACTACATGCTGCACAAAAACATTCTTTAATAAGAAATGTAAGGTGAGTTAAGTCTTTTAATTGATTGAGAATTTTGAAAGGCTTAACTCGGAAGGGTTAAGCTTTTTTTATTGGAGTTTTTAGAAATGAGAGGAAATGCGGAAGTGGGAGTACTTGTTACTCCCTTAGACAAAGCCCTTTAATTCTTTTTGAGCAGATATAAGGGCCGGTACGTTAATTGGTTAACGAACAGACTTTTAATCTGTAGGACTTAGTTCCTGATGCGGGTTCGAATCCCGTCCGGCTCAAGAAGAATTATTAAGGGCCGTTAGCTCAGATGGAAGAGCATGAAACTTTTAATTTCAGGGTCACGAGTTCGAATCTCGTACGGCTCAAGATAAAACTGCTAGACTTCCTTCCAGCCTTAGAAGTCGTTCACATATTTGGATCTTTAGCTCAGTTGGTTAGAGCATCTGACTGTTAATCAGAGGGTCGTAAGTTCGAATCTTACAAGGTCCGAGAGGTAGGCATAGGAGTTCAGTTCGATTCTGAATTTAAGTTGGTCAATCCTTAAGCTACCATTTTATGCTACGTTAGCTCAATTGGCAGAGCACGTGATTTGTAATCTCGGGGTTGTGGGTTCAATTCCTACACGTAGCTTAGCAAATTGGTATAGCGTCTATAGGAAGCCCTTGAGGATGGTATAGACAAAATCGATACTAGGTAATACATTGTCCGGGAAGTCACTTACCTAATGTGTAGGCCAAAACCAATTTATTTTATGGGGACTTAATTCAAGCGGTAGAATAGTGGACTGAAAATCCATATGTGAGGGTTCGAACACCTCAGTTCCCAAATATAAAAAGCATAGGGTGTTCCTATTTTTGCTGATGAAGCAATACACTGTTAATGTATTTTATTACACCTCGCTTTTAATTTTATGGTGCCTGTAGCTCAGTAGGTAGTAGCGGAAGATTGTGGATCTTCAGGTCCAGGGTTCGAGACCCTGCAGGCACCCGGGTTTATAATTTATGCCTTCTTAGCTCAATTGGTAGAGCACCGCACCTGTAATGCGGGGGTTGTAAGTTCGAGTCTTACAGTTGGCTTTAGATCTGGTACTCAAAGTGGTCGAATGAGGTGGTCTGCAAAACCAATGGTAGAAATACCCACGTGGGTTCGAATCCCATCCAGATCTCTTTTAAAAGCAAAGGTTGTTCCTATTTAAAGATTGTTAATCCGTGTGTTGATGGTTCGAGTCCATCCGATTTCCGAAAGGAAATTGTAGCTCAATTGGTAGAGCAACGTAAATTACAACTCGCTTTTAATTTTGGGCCATTGGTAGATCGGTTTATACAACGGACTCTTAATCCGTGGAGAGGGGTTCGATTCCCTTATGGCTCATTTATATTTGGATCGTTAGCTCTAATGGCTAGAGCGGGACCCCGTTAAGGTCAAGGTTGCAGGTTCGAATCCTGCACGATCCGATTCAACGTTAATGAAGCCGAGACAGCGAAGTAGAGTCGCCCTAAAGGGTTTTGACAGCGAGGTAGCGAAGGTTCAGAAGCGGTAGACGTTTTAGAAATTCGAGATTCCGATGAATTAACGATAAGAAAAATTTCTAGTTTTTTTGGCAGGTTTTCACTCTCAAAAACCTGTAGTTTTTTATGCTGGAGAAGTTCATGCGGTTGAACGTCGGACTCATATTCCGAATGTAGTTGGTTCGAATCCATCCTTCAGTAAGGATATGCTACTTTAGTATAGTGGTAGTACACTACATTGGTTTTATTTTTCACTAATTAAAACATGGGTTTTATTTGTGAAAATTGTAAAAAAGAGTTTGAAATTGGTTACGGAAAGAAAAATCGTTTTTGTTCCCGGAGCTGCTGTGCATCCTTTAATGCAAAGAAGGCAGATCCTCAAAAAAGAAGATTAGCCTTAGAGAAAGCTAGACGCTTTATCAAACATAGGGATGTAGAAGAAGGGGCCTTGTGTAGTTTTTGCAATAAGTTTTGTAAAAATCAAAATTCTTTAAAAAATCACGAGAGACTTTGTCCTTCAAATCCGAATAGATCAAAATCTAATTTAGAAGGTAAGCATCTAAAACATGTTAAAATCTTTATCAACTATACTTGTAAATTCTGTGGTAAATCTTTTTTTCAGAAACCGAAGGATCATAGGACCACCCATGAAAAGTACTGTAAGGCTAACCCCAATTCGATTGAAAGATCCTACAAACTTTCAATCGAAGGTAGAAAAAAGTTATCAGAACACATGAAACTTTTAGGGGGTTATGAAAACGGTTGCAAGGGTGGTAGGGGACACTCAGGCTGGTATAAAGGTTATTATTGTATGAGTAGTTGGGAATTAGCATGGGTGTATTTTCAGTTAAGTCAAGGTAAAAAGATTAAACGTTGTAAAGAGTTTTTCTATTATGAAATGGATGGTAAAAGAAAAAAGTATTTTCCCGATTTTGTAATGGATGGGATATATTATGAGATTAAAAATTATAATAGACCTGATACAATTTACAAGGTAAATCAATTCCCCAAAGACAAAAAACTAGTGCTTATATTGGGGGAAGAAAATAAACCTTTTTTAGACTTCGTGGAATCTAGAGAGGGTTCGAAATTTTGGGAAAAATTATATGAAAAACATGCTTAGTTAATACAAAGGTATTATAGTAATTCTGTAAATTAATAAGGGTGGTTCGATTCTTGTAAGTAGCTTTGGTGCAAAATTAAACTCCACCGTTTTATAGTGGAGTTTTTATTTTGGTTTAAAGTGATCTGAATAAACTGCCACTTGGAGTAAGGATATTTGTTCCATCCTCATTCACCAAAGTGATTCCATTATCCCTTAAAGTTACACACAATTCTCTAAGGCCGGCACTACCAAATTCATTTACTATACCTGCATCCTCCAAAGCATTTTTCAATTCATCCAGGTCCGCATCCTCTATACAGATTTTAGAACCGTACTTTGTTTTTAAGGAGTCACAGGCTTTTTCAATTTTTTGTTCAGGAGGAAGATTTTCCCTTTTTATACTTTTAGCACTTTTTGCAAAGGAAGGAGAAATTGCACCAATTGCCAAAATAGCAGTTAGGATGGCAACTTTTAATTTTTGGCCCTCTTCCAACTTTTCTTCATCTAGATTTAAGGCCTCATTTAATTCCCTTTCGATTTCATTGAACCTTTCTTCTAGATTACCTGTTGGTCTTTCATAATTTGGATCACAAGCTGCCTTAGGTTGAAGGTTTAACCATTCATCACCAATACCAACACTATTGAAAAACTTTTCAAAGATTTCTTTGTTTTTGATATTTTCAGATAATGTTTTTGCTTGATCCTTAGTTAGAAAACAAAACAAATAACCGTCTACTAGCAGGCCGTATTTGTCCAATTTATCATCATACAGAACTTCGTAATCCGAACCTTCTTTGAATTTAAAAGGTTCTGTGGATCTTTCCATTATAAATTTCATAGATTCTTTTAACTTTTTCATATTAAAATTAGTGATCATTTTTTGGCAATTTAAGCCCAAAAATCACCTATATTATATACAAGAGGTACGAAAAGATGGGTTGGTATAAAGAAAATTGTTGGGACGTTTATTCAGAAGTTCGAAAGTTAAAAATTTCTGAAGCACGCGCAAAGGAAATTGAGCAGATTGCTTGCAAGTATATGACTCCAAAGCGGGACGTTGAGGAGAAAATTCGGGAAGCCCTTGAGGATAAGGAAAAGGAAATTGCAAAGTTGAGAGCAAAGATTGAGGAGCAGGAAAAGCTTCTTGCAAATCCAAACCTTCAGATGGAGCTCTTGATTGAAAAGGTTGTTTGTGAACATTTGGGTTTAGGAGATGGACACGATCCTTATTCTTCAGAAGCTGTTCTTTATTGGGATGAAAAAGCCTTGGGTTCTGTAACCATTCAGTCTTATTCGGAGGATTAAAAATGAAAGAAATGACAGTTGAAAAATTGAAGGAGCTTTGTGAAAAGGCAATTGCTGACGGATACGGAGATGCAGTTATTGAAGTACAGGCTGATGCAGATGGTATTTCAGATATCATTGTAAATGGCTTCGAAGGTTATGGCAATGAATTTGAAGATGGCCCAAAAGTATTCAGCCTTGTATCCGTAAGGGATAAAAAGCAGTTTGAAAATTGTTACGGTCCTTGCGATGATGGTGAAGGTTATTTTAAAACAGTTAGGGAATAAACTATGGATAGATACGGCTTGGATGAGTATCATGTTGGAGAGATAGAAAGGGCTTGGAAATCCGAAAATGTTCCTCATAGATATGAAACTTGTTTTGAACAAGAAGTTTTGAATTGTATGAATGAAACAGGTTTTACCCTTAAGAAATCCCGTCAAATGGTAGTTGATGCCTACATTGAGGATGAATTGCGTAAGGCTTCCTACAAAAGAAGATAACCAGGAGTAAAAAAATGAGTAAACTTTCTACAGAAGAAAAAATTCGGATATTGGATAAACTTAAACGGGCCATAGCCCCTTGTAGTGAATGGGACCCTGACTACCCAGATGATCTTGAATTGGAAAGAAAAGCTGAACAGTTTATAGAAGAACTTAAAAATGAAAAGAAAATATATGAAGTTGTTTTTTATTACGACCAACCAAATCAGGGCTACAATATGTTGGAAGTTGATAAAATTTTGGTAAGGGCTTCTTCAGAGAAATCTGCAAAAAGGGCAGCTTCTTTGAAAACTGAAGAAACTTATACGAACGTAAAAGTAATCTTGGCAAATATTTTGGAGGCAGATTAATGGAACAATATGTAATTTTTGATCCAAAAACAAAAACAATTTATCAAACTTATCATGATGATGGCCCGGATCCATATAGCAGGGAAATTGTTAAACCAAATTGGACAAACTGGGATCCTTTTAGGGCTTTTAAAACAACCTTGGAGGATGTTGTAACAAATGAAAATAATGTTTCCTTCTACCTTGGATGTAGCATTCAGAGTGCAGCTTATGAATTTAAGGAAGTACTTGGGGGTATTGGAAATTACAATGCTAAACACCCAGAAAAGATCTTTGATGCTGAATCTGTAACAATTTCAACAATGGATGAATTGAAAAGGGAGTACCAGGAAGAGTTGAAGAAATCAGAATACCTTTTGGAAGAGAATGAAAACAAGGCCCGTAAAATCTATTTGAAGCAGACAAATAATTATTCTGCAGATCAGGCTTTTAGAGACGGTATTAAATGGGCAAGAAAACACCCTGAAGTAAAAGAGTAATCAAAGGTCCCTTTAGGGGACCTTTTATTTTGTTTAAATTTTAATTTTTGTATTTAATTCTGGAATTGCCAAATAAGACCCATCCCTATCAAAAGTAAATTGCATTCGATAATCTAAAATTAACTTTCTTGCTGTTTGCAAAGCTCCTAAAGCATCTGAAACCTCAATTGTCATTTTATATGGATTTGGAATTGGTTCTCCCAAAATCTCATTTACAAACCTTTTTGGATCTTCGAAAGCCAAATCTAATAATTCAGTATCATTCTCTTTTACAAATACTTCTAAAGTATCAGAGTTGGCAAAAGTATACTGTCTACTAGCAGGAAACTCCCTTGTATCATTTTTTGGGTGTCTACTTACATAAGCATCAAAATCCCCAATTTCTCCTACTTCTCCGTTTAGTAAATCAATAAAGTGTGTATTTTTTGGAAGTTGGCTTAAATCATTTACAGTCTTTACATTCTTCATATAAATTGGAACAAACCTTTCTACAAGGTACTTTGATTCATTTAAACCTAGATCTGCATACCCTTTTTCAATTTTCCAAATATGTTGATCCATTAAATCGTTATAGAGATTGTTTGGGGATTTTTCTACTAAAAGACAGGAAAGTAAATCCTTAAGGGATCCAAACCTAGTTCTCATTCTATTTTGAATTTGCTCCAGAAACCTCATTGCTGTTGCAGTTTCGTATAAGTCTGCATCGTAATCAACAATTAAGGGATTTGTACCTACAAGTTCAACAATACTTTTTATGGCTCTAAAAGCAATTTCATTTTCATTAAAATGGGCCGAATATTTTCCATTTTCATCCTTATAAATAACAATTGCATCAGTAAACTTTACTAGTTGTTTTCCTTCTTCAAATACAAATAAAGGATCTTCTGGATTTTGAATTCCTTTTAAGAAATGTAAAAATCCAATTAATTTTTCATCACAATGACCTCCTGCAAAAGCGCAAGAAAGCTCCGCTGCAGAGGCAATTTGGAAAATATCCTTTTTTGGATTTTTAAGTAACATTGCTAAGTAAAGTCTATATGCAACAATCATATATGCATAAACTCCTTTACCAATCCCAACGGCCCCAGAAGCATACACCTCAGTTACCCTGCAAGGATTTCTTTCAAATTCTTTTTCGTAGGATTTTAGTGCAATTTCGATACAACCAAAGAGGTGTTTAAGATTAGTTTGTTTTTCAACAAACTCCCAAAATGTGAGAGGTTTTTTAATGTAATAAGACTCCCACAAAGCAGCAATTTTGCTTTGCATATTTTTCTCCTTATCAAAAAGAAAACATATCAATCACAGCAATATCGGATTGACGGGTTTTAATTGATATTTTAATTAGTTTGCAATCTATATTTTTTATATGAAATGTGAAGTTATAACCTCAGAAGAAGATAAACAGAAAAAGATTTATAGAATTCAGATTACTCCGGAAAATTGGGAAGAGAATGAGCAAATGTTAAAATCTATGGGGATTGAATTATTTCCGGAATATGTTGAATTGAAATTTGAATTGAAAAAGGAGAATAAATAATGAAGAGTATTAGACAATCTACATTTGAGACCAACTCAAGTTCTGCCCACTCTCTTACTTTAGTTACAAAATCCCTTAGGGAAAAGTTACAGAGTAGGGATCTGTTTTATGTAGGTCCTTTTGAGATGGATTCAGAATCTGATGAGACTTCGGTAAACAAAATCGAAGAAAAGAATTGCATTACAATTGAGGAAGCAATTAAAAGAGTAAAGGATTACCTTACTGCAAATCCAGATTTTGGGCTTCCTGATAATTTTAATTTGGATATGCTTACTCCTGAGTTTGTAAAAGAAAACTATTGGAATAGTGACTACGATCTCTACAATACTTTCTATGAGATTTTGGATCCTTGCAAAAGAGGTGAATGTTATATTACAGCAGAAGATCTTTTTGCGGATAAAAAATCAGAATCCTGCTTAATCGGAGATGTAATAACTTACGACTTAAAAGACGGAGACACACTCGAAATCCGCAATGTAAGTATAAGTTGCTAGTAATACCAATTTTTGATGAATCTATAAGCTGTAAGTTTCTTTTTTAAGTGCTTACAGCTATTTCTATTTCCATGTCTTATAAAAGTTTCTGCATCTGCTAAAGAGTGGAAAGATCCATAAAACTCACCAAATTCACATATATAATAATCGTTTTGACTTTTTACAATTTGTATCATAATTTTCAATTAGTTTTTAGAATTTTCAACCAAGAAATTCCCTATATTATATGTGACAAAGGAGTTGTGAAATGATGCATTATTTGTTGACACTTCCACAGTCACCAAAGCCAAATGAATTTCATATTTGGGGACAGAATGAATTGGACACCTGCTGTGGAGATGTAAAAATAATTTATAAAAATGAATCCTCAGAGACCTGTTATCAGTTTGCAAAAGAAGAAGCTTGGAAAGATTTTTATTACAATGGATTCTTCTCCGAAATATTTCCCTCAATCGATGAGGCCGATATGTGTTATATCCAAACTGCTTTTTACGATGGATTTGAAGAAGCCCATACAGAGGCTTCTTTTGAAAAGTATTCACATGATGACCGCAAGTTTGGTAAAGGTAAGAACGGATTTGGTGATGATGATTACGTACTTTTGATAAATTGTTACGTTGCTGGAATGAATTATCGGGATGAGGGTATTCCTGCTTAAAAAGGAGTTCAAAATGAGTTTTTGGTGTGGATTTCTTGCCGCAATTCTTTTTATGTGTATTGCTCACGAAGTTGCAAAAAGTCACAGATGGGACAGATGGACAATTGATGATTTTAAACTTTCTCAGGAATCCGAATTAAAAGAGTTTCTTCTTCATAAATCTGAGCAAGTAAAAGATGAAGAATTAAAAAACAAAAAGGAAGATTAATCTATATTTTAACCATGAAAAAGAAAATCTATTTAAGTGGTCCAATAACAACTGATAAGGATCACTACAAGGAACATTTTTCAAAGATTGAGGAGTATCTCACAAACTTGGGATTTGAAGTAACTAATCCTGCAAAGGATGAATACGATGATGAAATTTACGAAAAAGGTCATACAGACAAATGGACAGAAGATGCATGGCTAGATTATATGAAAAGGGACATCGAGATAGTTTCCAAACATGATATTATTTGTTTGTTGACAGGTTGGGAAAAAAGTTTGGGAGGGCTGATGGAGCTTGCTACAGCAAAACGTTTTGGAATGTCCTTAATGATCGAAGGTGAAAATATGATTTATACTGAATGGGATTTATATGGTATGAAAATAGATCCACATTCCGGACATACAATTGCAAAGGAGATAGAAAATGCTTAATCAGGAAATTGATGACACAAAGGAACCAAAAGTTTTCAGAAAGAAGCCAGTTGAAATCTGTGCTATGAAATGGACAGGTAAGAACATTGAGGAAATTGAGGCTTTCTCAAAAGGCAATGCTTTTTTGGAAGATGACGAACTCGTAATCAAAACTTTGGAAGATGGTAAAACAGGAAAAGCAAAGCACGTAGCTTCCGTAGGTGATTACATTATTGAGGGTGTCCAGGGAGAGTTTTACTTCTGCAAACCTGACATTTTTGATCAGACATACGAGGCCGTCGAAGAGAAGCCAGAAAAGTAAATGGAAGTTAAAGAAAGATTTAAGCAACTTTTTATGAGCAAAGAGCAGACCATTTATTTGGTCTTTCTCTTTTTGAGTTGTGTTATTTATGGAACCTTTGCAGCAACTTATACTCACTACGAAATTGCAAAAGGTTCTAGATATTATTCATCCTTGCTCTCTATTGGTTGTATTGTAGGTGTAATTCATGCTTACATTGCTACCGATATAAAAAAGAAGAAGTGGGTTTTCAGACACTACAAAGCAATTGATTTAGGTGAAAGTATTTTCTTTACTTGCACTGAGGCAGGTTTTTTAACCTATTACATTGTGAATGGTTTAAATCTAATTACAACTCCTGAAAGAGTAGAAAATCTGTTTTTCTTTTACTTTGTATTCTACAGAATTATTCACGCAATTATTTCCGTAGTAATTCCATCCATTGGAGATGTATTTGAACAGAGTTTGTATAAGAATCAAATTGATTATCAAAATCACTCAAATGCAGAAAATATGATGTGTTGCTTTGGAGCTGCTATTGGGGCTGGTGGTTGTTGGATAGTTGGAGATTATTTTATTGAGAATCCTTATTGGATTTTCTGTATGATTCTTTTTGATTGGGTTGGCCTTTGGAGTAGATGGCAATTTTATTTCAAACCTTCAAACTATTCAATTATTAAAAGAAACTTTGCAAAGGATTGTGGAGAAAAGATCCGAAAACTTCATAAGGATAAATTAAAGGTAGGAGACGTATAATGTTAGACATAAAAGAACATTGTGATGATACTTTGCCAACTGAATTATGCGGAATAAAGTTTCGAAAAGGGTGGTATTACCTTGTTGATAAAAAGACTTTGGAGCCCTACATTCTTGATGATGAAAAAGACACTGATTATAAGTCAATTGTAATTTATTTGGATTGTGATGAATTTCATGCTATAGGTGATGTAGTTTACGAAGCTATCTTTTTTACGGATATTAAGCATGTTGGAATTTCTGGCCGCATTTGCGCAGTAAGAAAGAATTTAAAGGACAAGGCTGCTGCAAGAGAAGAATTTTTGAAAAAACTTCAAGAAACTCTTCCAAAGTTAAACTTAAAAGTTGACACAGATGTTTTAATTAAACACAGGGACGAACTTTTGGATACAATTAAGGAAGCCTCCGTTGAGTTAGGTGAAATTAATTTTGAACTCGAGAGGAACAAAAAATGAAAAGATTTGTACTTGTTTATTATGATATTACATATCGTGTTAGAGGTTGTGCTGTAAAAGATCTTTTTAAGTTTTCAAGAAGAGAGGTAAAAGAAATCCCTGTGGGCTTTGAAAGTGAGGATGAAGTAAGGGATTGGCTTGATGAATTGGAAACTGAATTATCAAAAGAATTTGTCGAAAAGGATATTGATTATTATAATGATGTCAATGCCTATATTACAAATATTGTGAGGTTGTAAAATGGATTGTGTTGTTAAAGAAGAAGATATTATTAAGCTCCACAATCGTATTTATTTCTTTATGCAGGATTGTGGAATAAACTCTAAAAATTGTCCAATGTGGAAAGAGGAGCTAAAGGACATTTTTATGGAAGAGCTTGGAATTTCCGTAGATAAGGATTTAGATGATTCAGAGGATTAAAAAATGACAGTTAGGATTGCAAGAGGAACTACAAAAGGTTTCCAAACATATTTAAAAAAGGAAAACATTGAAAAACTCAGGGACGGAGAACTTTACCTTAATAATGAAACAAAAGAGTTGTATTGTGGTACTGAAAATGAAATGCTAATTTTCAAAGGAGTGCCAATTCCTGAGTCTGGAGATATAAATTTTCCCCAAGCAGAAAAATTTTCAAGAGGACATTAAGATGGAAAAAGAAGAAATGAAAAAACTTCTCGAGAAGTATCCTTTTCTCATTCATAGAAATGTTTTCTCTAGAGAGGTTTGTTATCAAACAGAGGAAGAAAACTTAGAACACAATTGGTATAATGAATGGGACGGATACGGTTGGGAAAAGATTTGGAAGAGATTTATGCAGGAAATCTTTAAGGAGTATGATAAACTTTCCGATGAGGCAAAAGAAAAATTCTCCATTTACGACACGAAAGAGAAGTATGGTACTGCAAGAGTATCCCTTTCTGGTTATACTGAAGGGATGCATGAAGCAGAAATTATTTTACATTTTATGTCCTCTGTAACTTGTCAGGCCTGTGGAAAGCAGCCTAGAGACTCAAAGGGTAATCATCTTATTTGGACCACAAAAGGGTGGATTACCAACCTCTGTAAGGATTGTTTGAAAGAAGAGGAGTTAAGGGGTACATCTTTTAAGTCTCTTTCTAAAAAGGATCAAAAAGAGTTTAGGGAATATATAAAAAGTTGTAGAAATAAACCTCAAAAGTATTTTAATACAACTAGCTGGCATGATAAAATTCGTACTACTACTTATTATGCTGATAATTTAGAAAAGGATTGGATGGTTAAGGCTTACAGTATTACAGAAAAAGAAAAATAAAACCCCTCCAAAATAAAGAGGGGTTTTCTAGAATTAAAAGTTTGAATTACTTTTCTTCTATATAATTCCAAATCTTTTCAGCCTGATCTTCATATCCGTATTCAGATAAATCACTTGCAAGGTCTTCAAGTTCCTCTAAGGAAGCATCACCACGATTGAAAATATCCCTGTGCATATCAATAAGATCCTTTCCACCATCTAAATTTTGAATGCCCCTGATAATATCATAGAGCAACTCTTTAACATAGCCTTGCTCAAATAAATCGTTTGCAGTGTCATCTGGGGATCCTTCATAATCAACATCATCAGTTTGGCATTCATCATAATCAGATAAATCCAAACCACAGAAGCCACATTCTGTAGATTCTGGATCTACATGATTTCCACAGTATGGACAAACACCATCAAAAGTATCCATTGTTTCCTTTATTGGCCTTCTTTTATTTTTTCTAGATTCAAAATGCTTAAGGGCCTCCTCTGCAGATGCTCCATAGGGTACTCCATACATTTCCCCCATATCATGGTCTGGCATTTCTTCTCTTTCACCTTCTCTTGGGTAATCAGTAGGATCATTTGGATCTCCGAAAGGAGGCTCCTCATCGTCAGTTTCCCAAATTGAATAAAGGTCCTCAATTACATCAGTAACGTGGTATGTTTCCATTGGACCATAATTGAATCCTGTGTATTCATCAATGTAATCCTCTTCCACTTTCTCATAACCACAACCTACAATGAAATCATCAAATTCTACATTTGATTCATTTTCAAACATATCCGCAAGTTTTTCTGCTGTTGTTACAAAGAGGTTACTTGTTACATCCTCATCACACTCAGGGCCATCCTCTGGATAAGAAATAGTATCAACAACCTGTGGATAGAAATATTTGTCTACCAACTGTGTATAGAAATAATCCTCCATTTCTGGATCTGCTGGGTTTCCATATTCATCGGTAGGCATAAATTTGTCTTTACCTTTTTCTGTAAGTTCAAGATAAAGGTAATCATCTTTTGAAAGATTTTCATTTAATTTGTTTTCTTCAAATTTCTCTAATTCCTTTGCAGAAAGGTTATAAGAAGCTTTTCCATTGTCAGGGTTAATTTCTACTCCTCCATCACCTTTGGTTACTACATCGGGTTTAGGATCAATGTTCATTTTCTTTGTAACATCCCCTTCCTTACCTTTTGACTTCAAATCTTTTAAAACAGCCTTAGCCAAACCAATTTCATTTGGTGTGGGGTCTTTTAAACTCTTTTTAATTTCAAGATCTGCTACCTTGTTTTTAGTTTTATCTTTTGTTACATGGGATTTATAGCCATCAACAACTTTCTTTACTTTTACACCGCCCTTATCGTTTGGCATAAACTCAAGATCCTCTCTAAGATTTTTATTAGGCAACCTCATTTCTTTTCTCCTTAACAAACCCTTAGGTCCTTTTCGACCATTCTTCTACATTTAGGTTTTCTTTAAAATAAATTAGTAAAAAATTTCTATATTTTAGGTATGAGAGAATTTTTATTAGCAGATATAGGTATAAACACCTTTGCCTTTATGATGTTTATAGCCCTTTCAATTTTATTCGGAGTAGCAATGGGTTATAAATGGAAAAAAGATATAGACATCCAGAAGGATTCAGATAAAAAATGTCCTTATTGTGGCAGTTACTTTGATCAAATTAAAACAATGGACCAGGTTGATAAGGAGTTATCTAAAATCAAAAGGGATAAG